GGATAAGGTGATCGTAGAGCTTCAGACAGAGGGTTACGGACAAATGTATCAGGACTCCCATGAGATGATCTTTAAGACTTGGAAGGCCGGGGGGAAGATGATGCTCAATAAAAATACATGGTTTGCTCATAAACACAGGAGTTTTGTTGAGGGTAGGCATGAGGGAACAAAAGAAAATCCTTCTTTAAGGGGTGAAAGCGGTCTTTACGCCTTGAAAGTTTGGAAGGATTACTACGAAAAGGAGGTCAAACCAAAGTGGGGGATTTAGTATTACTTCATGTCGGATGTGCTAACCTATATTATGAAGGTTTTATCAACAGCGATTTCCGTACTGAATGGAAGGGTAAGCCATTTAAGCTTGATGAAGTGATGGATTTGGGTAAACCCTGGCCTTATAAAGATAAAAGTGTTGATGGAATAGTAGGTATGCACGTTTTCCAACAACTTACTTGGAGGGAACTTGTTGTGGCTTTCAGAGAAGCTTATCGTGTGCTTAGAAATGGCGGAATATTGAGGATGGGTGTTCCAATGGTAGAGATAATGGAAAAGGATTTGGATTATCTTTTGGGTTGGAATAATATCAATTTGTTTAGTTATGATCTTTTGAAAAGGGTTTTGGTTGACCGGATAGGATTCAGGTTGTTTTTACAACGAGATTATCAAAACTCTACAATTTTGGAATTTGCAAGAGTAGATAACCGCCCTGGAAGGGGTACTTTATATTTTGAGGCAATAAAATGAACGATCTAACTGTAATATTTTTAACTGTCAATAAAGTTCCGGAAAAATGGGCAGAGTATCATAAAAAAGTTTTAAATGAAGCAATTGGAGATACTTTGCTTATCACTGTTTCTAAAAAACCTATGGACTGGGGATTAAACTTGATTCAGGATGAAGAACCAAGTGTGTCAAATATTTATAGGCAGATATTAAGAGCAGCAAAATTAGCTGTTACTCCTTATATTGCTATCGCGGAAGATGATACTTTATACCATAAAGAACATTTTATATTCCGGCCTCCGGAAGATACTTATGCTTATGATGGTCACAGATGGGGGATTTTTACTTGGGGTAAGCCAGTCTACTACTATAAGGACCGGATATCTAATGCTGCTATGATTGCTCCGAGAAAATTGGTAATTGAATCACTTGAAGAAAGGTTTGCTAACTATCCGGAAAATAACATAGGTGAACTGGGTAAAGAAAAAGGGACAGTAATAGATAGGCGAAAGTCCGTAATGTATTGGCCTTCTGTGGGAATGGTTTATTTTAGCCATAAAAACTCTTTAGATCCTACAGAACAGCATAAAAGCAAAAAACCGGGTGCGGTTAAAGCCTTTGATATTCCGTACTGGGGAAAAGCAGAAGAATTAGTTAAACACTTTATATGAAAGTAGCATTGGATTTACATGACTTTAGCGTGGTTAATAACAGATTGGATGTACTTTTAAGACTTAAAGAGAGTTTTCCGGACTTTAAAGTGTCTTTATTTACCGTACCTATTGATATGAAGGCAGATTGGGGATCTTATATTATCAGGAACAGATTGAGAGAGAAAATCAGGGGAAATCTGGATTGGATTCAGATAATACCGCATGGACTTTACCATAAAGGATCTGAAGCTTTAAGGTGGAGTTACCATTATACAAGAGATTATGTTTTACCAATGATTAAAAGAAATTTCTTTATAGATGGGTTACCTTTTGAACAAGGCTTTTGTGCTCCTCATTGGAGATGGACTGAAGATGTGGTTAAGGCTTTAGATGAATCCGGATGGTGGGGGGCGGTAGATAGGGATAAGGTAATGCCTTACCCTAAGAGATTTTATAAATATAACTTTTTACTGGATGAATCTTACCGGGACTCTGGGGCCGATCTACTGAAACTACACGGTCATATTTATGGAACCAAAAATGACGTAGCAAGATGTCTTGATAATTTATTGAGTTTACCGAGAGATACTGAGTGGCATTTTATAACTGATTTTATAGAAGTAAAATATGACTAAACCATTTTCAACTTACCAGTATTTAGAGAATACAATAATGACTGAACGTGATAAACGAGAAATAGGCAGTAATTTCTGGAATGAAGGTAAGTGGAACAACTTTGTTAAACCATTTTTGAAAGTAGATCTTAAAGAGTCTGTTTTTGTTGATATGGGTTGTAATGCCGGACTTTTTCTTAAGTTTGCTGAGGATATGGAATTTGACAGAGTTGTTGGAGTTGATTCAGACAGGCGAGCAGTAGAAAGAGGTCTTAAGTGGCGTGATGAACAGGGTGGAAAATATAAAATACTTAATATGAGAATGGAGGAATGTATAGATTCGCTTCCTGTTGCCGATTATACTGTTCTTGCTAATGCACATTATTATTTTACAGTCAATGACTGGCTTGACTATCTTGATAAGCTTCAATATAAAACCCGTTATTGCATAATAGTCACTGCGGAGAAACACCACTTAAATCGTTGTTGGGCTTCGGCAGATGTAAAAGATATCAGAACTTATTTCAAAAACTGGGAGGAAGCCGGATTTATAGACGAGTTACCTACCACTGGTGATCCAATGCCCCGGAAACTGTGGAGTTTATGCTTTAAAAGCCCTTTTGTTGAAAGATCGGTCATAGATAGCTTGGACTGCGGAAACCATGTGCAGGATAGATTCTACGAGGAGTTGGATAAAGGAACTAAGTATCAAGACACCAGATACTACCGGATTTTAGTAAAATACCGCAAAAGATGGGGTATTGAGAAATTAAACAGATGGACAGAAGAAAGGATCCGTGTGTATGAGGATTTAAAGAAAAACGGACTTTTGAAGCCAATTATTGTAAACCATGCTGGCCTGATTCTTGATGGCAATCATAGATATGCGATGATGAGGACTTTAGGATATAAGGATGTATTTATAAGGAAAACATGAATGGAACAATAATTTATCTTTCAAGTAATAGGGAAGATCCGGAATTTGAAAAGAAGATTCAGGAAGATCTTTTATCAAAGGCTAAAGATGTACCGATTATCAGTGTTACCCAGAAGCCAATTGATTTAGGTACAAACATTTGTGTAGGTAATGTCGGGACTTCAGGATTTAATTTTATCAGGCAAGTTCAGATAGCTTGCGAGACGGCAAAAAGTGACTTTGTTATTCATGCAGAAGCGGATTGTTTATATTCTCCCGATTATTTTGATTTTATACCTCCAAAACTGGATATTTGTTACCGAAACTCCAATGTCTATGTCCAGAAATACCATCAGGACTTTGTATGCAAAAAGGAAGGATCAACATTTTCTAGCATAGTCGGGCGGAGATTTTATCTTGATAGGCTTGAATATCTTTTCCGCGATATGCCTCAGTGGAGTACTGAATATAAAAACTTTCCGAAAGAGATACGCAAACTATACTTTGATAAGTACGAGTACTTCCAGACAGACTTTTCTTGTGTTTCTTTCAAAACCGGAAAGGGCATGAGAAAACACAGTCCTTCAACCGAAGTTCCGGTTTATGAGTTACCTTACTGGGGAAACATAAAAGATTTAAAAAAGAAATATGGAATTAATTGAAGGTATTAAGTTAAAAGGAAGGCCAGTAGAAATCCCGGATTCTACCAGAGATGGTCTGCCTAAGTTATTTGTAGATTTAGGATTTAAGATTGGGGCTGAAATTGGTGTCTGGAAGGGTGAATATTCGGAGTTATTCTGTAAAGCGAGTTTGATACACTATGCGATTGATCCTTGGGTGTCTTATAAAGGTTATTCTGTAGCTGGAGGGAATACCTTGAGTACTCAATATGAACGTGCTAAGAAGCTTTTGGAGCCTTACAAAAATTGCACGATTATAAAAAAGACTTCAATGGATGCTTTAGCCGATTTTAAAGACGAATCTTTGGATTACGTTTATATTGATGGGAATCATGGATTCAGATATATAGCTGAAGATTTAGTTGAGTGGTCTAAAAAAGTAAAGAAGGGTGGAGTTATTTCTGGACATGACTATGTTTACTTTCCGGAGTCTACAGATTCGTACGTTAGATATATGGTAGATACTTATACCCAAGCATTTGATATCCACAACTGGTTTGTTCTTGGAAGGAAAGATGAAATAGAAGGAGAAAAGAGAGATAAGTGGAGAAGTTTTATGTGGTTTAAGCCATGACAAAAGGATGTATTTACTATACAGACAATAGACTGAATCCTGTAATTATGGAAGTTTGTCAGAAGCAATTAAGAAAAGCTTTTGATGGCAAGATAGTCTCTGTATCACTTAAACCGATGGACTTTGGTACAAACATATATATAGAAGGTTTAATACCGAGTTATTTTACAATGCTTAGACAGATAGTAACTGCACTTGAAGTATCAAGTTCTGACGTTGTTTTTTTTACCGAGCATGACGTTTTGTATCATCCGTCACACTTTGAGTTTACTCTTACCTTTGGTGATGTTTATTACTACAACACTAATGACTGGAGATGGGATTATCCGAAAGACAGACTTATTAACTATGACGGTTTAACTTCTTTGTCTATGATGTGTTGTAATCGCCAGTTAGCACTAATGCAGTACAAAAAACGATTGAATAGAGTCTTAAAAGATGGACTATACAATAAAGAAGGAAAAGAACCGGAGTGGGCAAGAAAATGGGGTTATGAACCTGGTCGTAAAAGAACAAAAAGAGGAGGCTTCTCGGATGAAAAAAGCGATACTTGGAAATCTAAATATCCTAATATAGATATCAGGCATAATAGGACTTTTAGTAGACGTAAAGTAAATCTTGAAGAATTTAAACACAAGCCTGATACTAAAAGTTGGAGAGAAACAAGCTTGGACAAAATAGATGGTTGGCAGGATATAAAAAAGATGTTTGACCTATGAAAAAAGTTGCAATTATTGGCTATGGTTGGGTTGGAAAAGCCATGCAGAAGCTTTTCCCTGACGCCGTTCTTTATGATCCGAAGTTAAGAGTACTTGAAAATAAAGATAATAGTTTGAATTGGGGGAATAAAGAACAGGTAAACGAGAGTGAGATTGTATTTGTTTGTGTACCGACTCCGAATATTGGAGAGGGAAAGTTAGATACTTCAATAGTTGAAGAAGTCGTTGCCTGGTGTGAATGTCCTATTATAGTTATCCGTTCAACTGTTAATCCGGGAACTTGTGATTATTTGATTGAAAAGTATAAAAAGAATATCGTTATGCAGCCTGAGTATCTTGGGGAAACGCCTGCTCATCCAATGTTGGATCCGAGAACTAGGCAGTTTTTAATAATTGGTGGTGAAGCAAAAGACAGGAAAGAACTTATAGATTTATACACGACTGTTTATAATGCTAATACCAATATTCGGCAAGTTACTGCCTATGAAGCTGAAGTAATTAAGCTTACTGAAAACCGCGCAATTTCCTTTAAAGTAGCTCAATGTCAGGAGCTATACGATGTCTGTCAAAAAGCAGGAATTGATTATTACACAATAAGAGATGCGGTTTACGGAGATGATCCCCGGTTTAATCTTTGGTGGACTTTTATATATCCGGAGAAAAGGGGTTTCAATTCTAAGTGTATACCTAAAGATATCTATGCTTGGTGTGCATTTGCCGAATCTTTAGGGTATAATCCTAAAATAACAAGAGGTATATTAGAAAAAAATAAGGAATGGATTAAATCAAATGAAGAAAATAAACATTAGTACCAAGAAATACTCAAACCTCTTTACTTTAGTTGATGACGAAGATTTCGTTTTCTTCAATCAATGGAAGTGGGGAATCAGTACAAAAGGATATGTTATAAGAAAAGAGAATGGGAAAAATATAACTTTACACCGACTTATTCACAACACGCCTGAAGATTTTCAAACAGATCATATAAATCGTAATAAATTAGATAACAGAAAAAAGAATCTCCGAACTGTTACCAATAGTATCAATCACTTTAATATAGGGATGTACAAACACAATAAGTCGGGATTCAAGGGTGTTTATTGGGATAAACAGAATAAAAAATGGAGGGCTGGTATTCAATTAAACGGAAAGACGATAAATCTTGGAAGATATAAAAACTTATTCAAGGCATTAAAGGCTAGATTTCTTGCTGAAAGAGGGATATTAGAAAAGAACAAAAAATGGATCTTTCAATCTTAATACCTTCAAGAAATGAAATGTTCCTCAAAAATACTATTGAGGACATTCTTCAACATAGAGAAGCAGACACAGAAATAATTGCTTTATTAGATGGAGAGTGGACTGATCCTCCGGTCCCGCAAAATGACAGGGTAAACATCATTTATGTTCCTAAAAGTGTAGGCCAGAGAGGAGCTGCTAATTTAGCATGTAAATTAAGCAAAGCTAAATATATTATGAAGGTTGATGCTCATTGTTCTTTTGACCAGGGATTTGACAGAAAAATGATAGAGGCTTTTAAGAAAACCGGAGATAACGTAACTATGGTTCCTATTATGCGCAATCTTTGGGCATTTGACTGGAAGTGCTATAAATGCGGAAAGAGGGAATATCAGGATAGAATCCCTAAGTGTCCTAACTGCGGTAATGAAATGAAGCGGAAAATGCTCTGGATCGGTAAAAGAAGGCCACAGAGTACTTCTTATTGTTTTAACAAAACTCCTCAGTTCAAGTATTTTGAAGATTACAAACATAGACCGGAGTATATAAAAGACAAAGAAGAAAAAGGACTTACACAATCAATGTCTTTACAGGGATCCTCTTTTATGTGTACCCGGAAAAAGTATTGGGAACTTAATCTGTGTGATGAAAAGCTTGGTAATTGGGGAAATCAGGGAATTGAAGTAGCTTGTAAAACTTGGCTTTCCGGCGGTATGGTTCTTTGTAATCATAATACTTGGTATGCACATCTTTTCAGAACTAAAAGTAACTTTGGTTTTCCTTGGCCCGTCTCTGGCCGCGATCAAGAAAAAGTGAAAAAAAATGTGAGGGATCTCTTCTGGAAAAACAAGTGGGACAAGGCAATTCATCCTGTCTCCTGGCTGGTTGAAAAGTTCTGGCCTGTGCCTGATTGGGAACAAAAAGATTTAGATAGACTTAAAAGTGTAGTAGAATAAGTTTAGTAGTTAATTCTTCCTAACACCTTCGGGACTGGTAAGGAAACTTCATACTTTGTTATATGGAAAAGAAAGTTGATCTAACCAAGATAAGTTCAGAGATATCGGCAAAATACGAATTTGCTAATGAATCTTTCAAACAAACTGCTAAAAGCAATCCAAAAGACCGTATAGAAGTAATTGTTGGTGATGACAAACAACCTGACTTATTTTATCCTCAGATTAAAATTTCCAGATGGGACAATGAAGTAAATACTTCAGTCCGTTTAAAAGAAGATGACTACACAAAAGCCACAGTAGAAACCGACAAAGAAGTAATCAAATGGGTCAACGGAACTAAAGAAGTCCACTTCTACGACAAACCAGAGTTATCAGAAGATGGTGGATATGAATTTGAAGTCATTTTAAAAGAAAAACCAGCTTCTAATGTACTTGAATTTACGATTGAAACGAAATCTTTAGATTTCTTCTACCAACCAGCTCTAACCCAACAAGAAATAGACGAAGGGGCCTCAAGACCTGCCAACGTAGAGGGAAGCTACGCCGTTTATCACAAAACTAAAGGCGGAATGAATGATGCGGCAGGAATGGAGTATAAGGTAGGTAAAGCATTTCATATTTATAGACCAAAAATAACAGACGCCAATGGAAAGGAAACATGGGGACAGTTAAATATAAATGAACAAAATGGACTTCTGACAGTAACTATAGACCAAACATGGCTTGATAATGCAGTTTATCCAGTAATTGTTGACCCAACGTTTGGGTACGAAAGTATCGGTGCTAGTGATATTTTTGCCGGAGATAGACCTTGGGGGACTGCTGCAACTTTAAGTGAAGATGGCGAAATAACTAAATTAACGGCTTCTTGGAGAAGAACTATAACAACCGAAGTCCCTTCTTCGTCTGCAATTTACGATAATGCAGCTACTCATAATCTACAAACTAATGGAGCTACACAAAATACAACTATAACTTCTGCTTCACAAGGTTGGTTAAATTATACCTTTACAACAAATCCGACATTAGTAGCAGGAACATATGCTTTAGCTAGTAATTCCGATTACGACGGTGTTGCAGCGCGTTCGTGTTATTTTGCTTACGATACAGTCGGAGATACATTTGGAGACTTAGGTATTGATTTTGATGCTGGTTGGCCTAGTACGTTAGTTGAAGATTCGCCCCAAAATAGAAAGCATTCCATCTACGCTACCTATACAGCAGGAGGGGGAACTAGCTTTTCACCCTCATTATCTCCCAGTGCTTCACCCTCCGTTTCTCCCAGTGTATCGCTGAGTCCAAGTCTATCTCCCAGTGTTTCTCCCAGTGTGAGCTTAAGTCCATCTTTGTCACCAAGTATAAGCCCCTCGGTATCACCATCGGTCAGTCTGAGTCCGAGCTTATCACCGAGCCTTTCACCTTCGGTTTCGCCGAGTGTAAGCCTATCACCCAGCATTAGTCCGTCAGTAAGCCCCTCGGTTAGTCCTTCGGTATCTTTAAGTCCCAGTCTTTCCCCATCTCTGAGTCCAAGTGTGTCGCCTTCAGTCAGTCCATCGGTCTCATTAAGTCCGTCTGTAAGTCCATCAGTATCTTTAAGCCCCAGCTTGTCACCTAGTGTGAGTCCTTCTTTATCTCCTAGCTTAAGTCTGTCAAAAAGCCCTTCCTTAAGTCCTAGTGCTAGTCCTTCAGTCAGTCCATCGGTCTCATTAAGTCCGTCTGTAAGTCCAAGCAAGAGTCCAAGTATATCTCCGTCTGTAAGTCTTTCTCCCTCACCTAGTCCTAGCTTAAGTCCGTCAAAAAGCCCATCTCTGTCTCCAAGCTTTTCACCAAGTTTGTCTCCTAGTATCTCACCCTCTATCAGCCCATCAGTTTCCCCGTCTGTTGTAGTTTTGGATATAACCGACAAGAGTGCGAGTGGTAATCATTTAACTAACGAAAATGGGGTTACAGGATCAGGTGATACTCCTTTTGCTGCCTCTTCTGTTGCTGCTGACTTTGAAAGAAGCTCAGCCCAAAGATTATATATTCCGGATGCTAGTCAAAATGGACTGGATTTATTAAATAATTTTACCTTGGAATGTTCGTTTAAGTGGGAGTCTTTACCAAGTGGATTATCTACTGGACTAATTTCTAAAATATCAGCATATTCTTTAAACATTTGGGACAGTGGTGGAGGTGTTTATAAACTTAGACTTTTCTTATTTAATCCGGCGTTGGAATCGGCCGTTTCAATTGCACACATTCCCACGCTTGGAGTTTATTATCATTACGCAGTAACCTTTGCAAGCGGTGTCGCAAAGTTTTATGTTAATGGTGTCCAACTTGGAAGCGACGTTATTACAACTCTTACATCAACTCAAAATTCTTCCGGAGATTTTGAATTAGGAAGTGTCGGTGCTGGTGCAGAAAATGACGGTTTAATGGATGAAGCAAGAGCTTGGAATGATGTAAGAACTCTTACTGAAATTAGTACTTATAAGGATTCAGAAATTCCCAGTCCCACAAATGATCCGAGTTTGGTTGCTTACTATACATTTGAAACAGGACTTTCTTTAAGTCCGTCTTTAAGTCCATCAGCCTCGCCTAGTGTTAGTCCATCAGTTTCAAAAAGCCCATCAGTATCTCCTTCGGTTAGTCCATCTATTTCAGTTAGTCCTAGTCTGAGTCCATCAAAAAGCCCAAGTCTAAGCCCATCTGTCTCACCCAGCATTTCTCTTTCACCAAGTAAAAGCCCTAGTCTGAGTCCATCTATCTCGCCATCAGGGTCAGTTAGTCCGTCTTTAAGTCCATCAAAAAGTCCGTCTTTAAGTCCAAGTGAGAGTCCAAGCAAAAGTCAGAGTTTAAGCCCTTCTGTGAGTCCTTCGGTTTCGGTCAGTCCATCAGTTTCAATTAGTCCTTCACCAAGCCCAAGTCCTGAAGTGTGGCTTGACAGGTATTCAACAAGAGGTACAGGTTGGAATACAAGGTATTCAACAAGAGGTACAGGTTGGAATACAAGGTATTAGTGTAAAATAAATATATGAGCAGCTACATTATAAAATCTTTCAGGGGTGGTATTTCAGATTTTGATGAAAAAGGTATTACCGGATCTTTTAAATTCGGATCCGCGCTTGATATAAGAAAAAAAACTGATTCATTATCCTGCCAACAGGCTTTTGTTGACCTTGATACTCCTATTACCGAATATATTTCACACCTTCTTCCTGCTCCTGATTTTAATATGTATGCTTTCGGATCTTCTAAAATATATCAGATTGCAGATGATTGGCAAGCTACTTTGGTATATACCCATGCTTCTAATATGCTTGGATTAACAGGGGTGGGAATAGGGCATGAAAGTGACGGAAAAAGCTACATTTACTGGGTTGCAGTTAATACGATTCACCGCAAAGAGATTCCCGGACTTGCAAATTGGAGTGATGTGGATGCAACAGGTGGTTACCCAAAAAACATAACTGATAGTTCAAACCATACAATGAGATGGATTAACGGTAATTTGCTTTTTTGTAACGGCAGATATATAGGTATGATTGCGTATGACAGCTCATATACTACTAATGCCCTTGATTTGGGTAAAAATTTAATTTCAAATTCACTTCTTGATAGAGAAGGTTATGCTCTAATAGGAGCATCCTACGCTAATGATTTAAGCAATTCGGAATTATTTTTGTGGGACACAGTTTCTCTATCGTGGAATAAAAAAACCACTATTCCAATTGATAATATAAAATCTTTGGTAGATACGGATTTAAAATTACTTTTAGGTGAATATTCTTTAGCTCCTAATACTAATTCCCAGATTTACTCATCAGATTTTGTAAGTACTGTTCCTATTACTTCCTTTCCTGTAGATGCAACAGGAGGACTTTTTGGTAGTATGGAAAACACTGATGTAGATGGAAGTTTAGCTCTTTTCGGAATGTTTGATACTGATACTTATGCTCAGGACCGCAGTTCAAATGGAATTTATACTTTTGGCCGGAAAAATAAAAACTCACCTTATGTTCTTAATTTGGATTATCCATTGGATTGTGACTATATTTACTCCGTCAGAAAGTGGACAAGCGGTATCTTTGTTTCTTACAGGCAGCCTACAGGGATTGGATATAATTATAAACTTCAAGTAATAGATTATGCCCAAACTAAAAAAGCGGCTGTTTATGAATCACTGGAATTAAAAGCTCCTCCCGGATATCCGAATAAGACTATAAATTGGCACTCTGTAAGGTTATCTACAAAGCCGATTGCTTCCGGAACAAGTATTTCCCTTAAGTATAAAATAAACAAAGCAAGTTCATGGACTTCTGCAAGACTTGAAGGAGGAGGAACAACCTTTAATGCAGTAGGCGAAACAGAAGCGGTATTTTTTGTCGGGGCCGAAGGAAAGATTTTTGAATTTCAGATAACTTTAACACCAACAGGAAGTACATCCCCGGAAGTTTATCCGCCTATAGAAGTATTTTTTGAATAACATGGAAGATAATTTAATAGAAACTTATAAACCGGAATCAAACAAAACAGAAGAAAAAGATAAGGTTTACTTCCCGATTGAAGTTGAGGATAAACCGATTTTTACTAATATAGTTGCAACTGAAGTTATCAACGAAAGAATAAATACGACTGGTGTTAAGGGAAGCGTGATTGACAGTAAGGGTTTGGTATCAGTTAATAACTTTACAATAGACAGTGTTGAAAGTTATGGTAACTCAAGAATGACAACATCAACAGCTTTTGTTGATTTGACTAGCACTACTTTAACTTTCTCAACAGACAGAGATACAAGAGTTTTGTTTTTATGTTCTGCCTCCGCAGGGGCTTCTGATTGGGCCAATGAAGGGATTATCAGGGTGTTTATCGGACTAAATATAAATGGTGTTCTCTATCCTAATTCTACTTATGGCTTTAACTCTGTTTTATATTGGCATGACACAAGTGATGCTGGTTTTACCAGATGCAGGCCGTTTTGGTCTGCATCAACGCTTGTTACTGTTATAAAAGGAGATCACACCGCTAAATTGCAATTTTGCAGACACCTGTTAGATAATTTAACTGCTGAAGTTGTTGATACATCATTAACTTACATTATTTTAGGTAAATAATTGTTAGACAAATCATAATAAAGTAATTAGAATAAGAATATGCAAACATACTCCGAAATGCAGACAGAATTACTTGCTCGCTTAATGGCAAGTACCAACAGTACTCTTTTCCCGACTGCGCGTATTCAAACTTTGATTAAAGATGCTCATTTATGGGCTACTTCGCTTTATCTTTGGCCCCAGCTTGAAAGAGACAAGTATACTTCTACAAACGGAGACTACTACTATGACTATCCAACGGACTTTAGGACAGATTCTATAAGCCGGATTATCATAGATGATAAAGAATATGACAGAAAAGCTTTTGAGGACTGGCTTGATTATAAATTAAATAATTCCACAGATACTAATACCCGAATTTTTGCGGATTTTGGCAGGCAGATATTTATTTTCCCTACTCCTGGGACAGGAACTGACAATTTTGATATTTGGGGTTCTATACAGGCTACTCAACTATCTGCAAGTGGAGATAAGACAATCTTTTCGGACCATGACGATTCTGGAAACGAAGCTATTGTTAAAAAGGCATTAAGTGTGGCTATTGCAAAAATTGATAAAAAACTTTCACAGGCAGAAGAATCAGAAGCTACCAATATTTTAAGCAGAATCTTCAGAAAAGTCCTCCAGAGACAACAAAGAGATCAACGTAAAGACCATCCGCAATTTGATATTCCTAATTATTATGGAAAACAAGTAGGAGAAATAGGTAAATTCTCAATATAAATGGCTACTGCACAACAAATAAGACAAGCTTATCCAGGCTATACTGGCTGGCAAGATCCGGAATTGATTGCCGATTATAATGCAACAGGCGGTCAAGGCAAGGGAAATGCTGCTTATGCTGTTGGTAAAACAGGAGTTTTGCAAGCTACACAACCATCTTTAGTTCCTTCCCCCATACAGACACAGGCAACTGCTCAGCCTGTGTCTCCGGGTGGAGGTGGAGGGTCAAGTGCTTTGGAACAGGCATTAATATCTAAAGGTTATAACCCCACAGATGCCAGAAATGCGGCAAACGGACCGAGGGCGGCTGAATTGGCAGCAGAATACGGAGTTGGAACCGGGATGGGTGCTAGAGCAGGATTCGGATTGACACAACCAACAATAGACTTAAATGCAATTTATGAAAGCAGTTACAAAAGCCCTGAGATCCAGAAGTTAAATGAGGAAATAACGGCGAAACAAAAAGCAAGAGATGAAGCGGTAGCAATCGTCAATGACAATCCTTTTTATTCTGAAGCAACAAGGGTGGGTAAAATAGCAAAGATAAACGAAAAGTATAATGATGATGCTACAACGCTTCAAAATGAAAGAGCCATGAAGTTAGCTGATGCTGAAATTAAGGTCAATTTGGCTATGAAGCAATATGATATAAGCAATGAAGCTTATAAAAACCAACTGAGTGTTTTTAATTCGCTTCTTTCTGCCGGAGGATTGACTAATGCAACAGGAGAAGATATTGCCAGTTATGCGGTTGCAACAGGGATTCCCACTTCTTTGATTCAAGGAATTGCAGACAAGCAAAAACAGGAGGCTATCAAACCCCAAGTATTTGATAATACAGACGATAATGGAAACGTAACATTATCCATTGTTGATGTAAATACAGGAAATATTATAAATACAACTTCACTAGGGAAAGTTGGAGGCGGATCCGGGGGCGGAGGAGAGTTAGGAAGTAAAAACCTGCAAAAACTAAAGACAGATGTCTCCAATTGGATGAATTTGACAGAACTTGCTAAAAAGTATGTCGGAGTCTTTTCAAAAGATGAGGTCCTTTCGGTTTATAATACTTTCCATCAAAATGATGATTGGGGACCTGCCAGTGAATCTTCGGAACAACTGAATAAGATCTTCGGAGTAAGCAAAGCAGGAGGGGTTGAATCTTTAACTTCCGGGGATAAAGCTAATGTCAATCAAATTAAGGATGATATAAAAAACAAACTTTATACAAGAGAAGAAGCCGTACAAGCTTATCCGGAATATGCGCCATATATTTAAGATAGATTATGCAACCCTCTTTTCAGGAAAGACGTAACCAGCTAATAGGTGGAGGAGAAAACCTTACGCCCACGCCTTTTGTACAATCAACTTCAGGAGGGAATAGTTTTCAGGAAAGACGTAACAAGTTATTATTTACGGAACAACCCCAAGCTGAAAAAAAATCAGGCTTTAAAGAGAAAGCCGGAAGTCTTTTCAAGCAAATATCTGATACTGTAGCAAGTAAACTAAGCGGTATTAAAATTCAGCCCTTGTTTGAAAAAGTAAAGCCTTATGTAACATACAATCCCCTTACTGAAGTTCCAGGAGGCTTTAAGGGAGGAGTTCAAAGGCTGAAAGAAGGGATACCTCAATTACCCAAAAAGTTTGTCAGTGATTTTGCGCCAGCAATCCAGTATGTAGAAGATACAGCTAAGGCGGTTGGTGAAATTGAAGGTATTGGCAAACTAACCCCTGCTTATATGGTTTATAGGGCAGCAATAGGAAAACCGATTAAACCGAAGGAATATGCAAGTACATTATTGAAAAACGGAGTAGGCATACTCAATGTAGCTTGGAGAGCAAATCTGGCTGCTCCACTGATAGGAACCGGACTTAACTCATGGAAGGGCGTAAGGCAGTATTTACAGGGAAAAATAAGTGCAGGAGAGTTACTTGAAACTCCGTTAAAGGGTATAAATAACCAGCCGGGGTTCGGAGAAGTGTTTACGGATAATGTTAAATTGGCCGAAGCGATAGATATTGTATTTTTGGCTACCATGTTTGTTGGATCCCTTAATTTAAAAGCTGAGGAAATCAGTAAAGTAAGTAAAGTCCTTGATGTAAAGCCTAACGCTACCTTAAGGGAAATAAGCGAAGCTTTCAGAAGAAAAATAAAAGAACTTCCGGACACTTTTACATCCAATCCAAAACCCGAAAACTTAATTAAAAGAAAAGAACTGCAAACTGCATATGACATCCTTTCTAATGCCGGAGTGATAGATAAAAAGTATGCTGCCGCCTATGATTTTATACAGAGTAAATTAGGTAAAGTGGGCGTAGAAGTAAAAGCTCCCGCTGTTCCTGAGAAACCAAAGAGTTTACTTTCCGGAATTGAATCAGAAATAACTACAAAAAAAGAACAACCAGACAGAAAACAACCAGATATATTTACTGCTAAAGAGAAAGAAAAACTACTAGAAAGAAAACCAAAACCAGAAGTTCCTGAAGCTAAAAAAGTGACAGAATTACTCCCCACCCAACCTAAAGGAGTAGGGATTAAATATGTTCCTGTAAGTAAAATTAACTGGGAATTGGAAGATATTAACAGAAAACAAGGAAAAGAATGGGAATCCTTCAAAAAAAGTGTGGTAAGCCAATACAAAGAAGGAAAACTTGAACCAATAATTGTAAGAGAAATTGAGGGATTAGATGGAAAAATTACTTATGATGTTTTAGATGGTAGAAATAGAGCAGAAGCACTATTTGATGCAAACATAAAAGAGTTTCCCATTAATGTATCCAAAACAATAGATTACACCCAACCTAAAGGAGTAGGGGGCTTAATTGATGAAGCAACAGCGTTAAAGTCCGCTAAACAAGGAACAGGAAAATTCTTACCTGGTGAGGTTTATGAACAAGAATTAGGCGGTTTGGGTGTTAAGCAGGTGTTAATTCAAGGCAAAGATGCTCAGGGAAATATCTTAGGTTGGTATTTACCAGACAAGAAATCCGCACAAATGTTGGGACAAACGGAAGGATTTTTACAGCCAGCGAAGTTTAAACCCGACCCGACAACTGATATAAATCCATTAAGACCATCAACAACCCCAACAGAGAAAATAAGACAGGCTATAGATTTTATGTTTGGTAAGAAACCTAAAGGAGTAGGGGGAGATGCAAAAATAATTAAGACCACTCCCCCACTCTCCCCTACTGGGGTAGTCTCCCCTATTCAGGTTCAGGAAGGGGATCCCCTAGTGGCAGATCTTGAAAAGATACCATCTGACAGGCTAACAAGTAAAGATATCGGAGATATTGCGGAAATTGAATCAAAATCTAAAGTTGAGTTTGATTTACCCAAAAAACAAAAAGAGTTAGTAAATAAGGAAAAGCAGCTAACTAAACAAGAAGAAAAACAGAAAACAGAACTTTTGGACACAATTAAGGATGCAATATTTACAGGAGACATAGAAGTAGCAAGAGTTTTACATGAAGATGCGCTTATAGGTAATCCGGATCTGCCAAGTTTTGATAATTTGATTGGTGAAATGGAAAGTTATCAGGAGCAAACACTTAATGAAGTAAGCAAAGATCTAAAGGCAGAAGTTTCAGGAGGAGAGATTGATGATCCGACAAACAAGATTCTTAAGATAGC